TATTATAAAAATAATAAAATTATTACCGAGAAATTTTTGCCTAAAAAATTCAAATCAGTTTTAAAGTGTTTTAAAAGACACGCAAAAAATACAAATCAAATCGCCTTGCATTTTAGATTTGCAACACAAGGCGACAAAAATAATTTCAATTCACACCCTTTTTGTATTTTAAATAAAAAACTTGGCGATAATTTTGATTTATATTTAATGCACAATAGCCCGTTATTACCAGCACCAATTCTTGATAATAAAAAAAGCGATACTTATTTTTTCAGTAGATATATTTTAAAACCGATAATTAAAAATAAACCAGATTTAATTTTTAATGAAAGTTTTATTAAATCTTTAAATAAAATTATTAATGCTGAAACAAGTTCTAGAGTATTACTTTTAAATAGTTTAAATAATAATTTTGAATTTCTTGGCGAGTGGATTGATTTTGAGAATTTAAAAGTGTCTCAAACATATTCCATTAAAGATTATGAGACTAGCACAATAACTTATTCAAGAAATTCTAATTTTAATGATTATAATTTTAAGAGTTATTCCTATGATGATTATTCAAGTTATAATGATGATTATGGTTATTATAATAATTCGTATTATGATAGTGATAAAACTTTAAAAAAAGATTTATTAAAAAGAGCATTATTTAAAAAGCAATCTAAAAAGAAAAATAAAAAAGAAAACCTTTATTTAAATTATCAAAATTTGTCGCATATTTTTGATAATGGTACTAACAAAGAAATCTTTAAAACAATTAAAAAATTAAATCATAAACAAATCGCTGATTTAATAACCGATTTAAGAGATGATAAAAAAATCTTAGATGAAATTGAAAGTAATGAAATTCAAATTGATGATTTAAAAAATAATTATGAGTATTAATAAAGATATTAACTTACTAAATAAATATCCTAGATTGGCACTAGATAAATATATTTTAAGTAATTTAAGATTTTTAAAAAATGAAAAACATTTATATTTAAAGAAATCATTTACCGATATTTTTACTGATACAAATTCAGATAATTTTTATTCTACATTACAAAATTTTAAAAATGATGGGCGACAAATATTTTTTGATACTTTGTTTAATAGTGAGTTATTTACTGTAAGTGATGTAATAAACGCTAAAGAAAAAAATCTACAAATTTCTGTAAGTCTTTATGATTATTTAAATAGTATAATTATAAAAAGTTATTTCAATCAATTATGCGAAAGTTTAAAAACTAATAATCAAAGTTTTAACCAATGTTTTTTCTCTTATCAAACTACAAATTTTCAAAGTCATTTAGTTAATAAAACTTTAAAACAAATAAGTTTATTCGATTGTCTTTGTATTGCTGATTATAAATTAACTAAGGGTATTTATAGTTTTAATCAAAAATTTTATTTAAGTTTTTTAGTTAATCATCAATCATCTTTAAATTTATTACAGAATATTTTTAATGATGTAGAAAACCTTTTAATAGATTTAAATTTTGATACCCTTAAAAGCTGTAATGTATATAAGTGTTGCTTAACTGGTTTTTACTTTCATAAAAATAATTTACTTAGTTTTTATGATACCGATAATAAAGACAATGTTTTAAAAAAGTTTAAACCAAATAATAAATATAAATTAGATAGATTTTATAAGTTTAATAATAAAAATTATGTTAATAGGTTTTTTGTTGCTAACATTACAAATCAAATTATTCCCTATTCTAGTGAAACTTTTTTAAGATTAGATTTAAGTAATAGTATTGATAATGTTATTAGAGTACCAGATATAAAGTTTATTAAGTTTTTAAATACAGCGATATTTACTGATGATAGTTATTTTAAAACTACTAATTATTTAACTAAGTTTAAATCTAATAATAATAAATTACGCAGTTGTTATGATGATGTTTTAAAAGTTTTAGATAAGTTATATTTTAAAGATGAGGATAAGAAAAAAACACAGTTATACGGAATTGAAATTGAAACCTTTTCTATCCCAGATAAAGCACCAGATACAATCATTAAAGACATAGAGGAAAACTATTTAAAGGGTCACGCAATATGCAAATCTGACGGGTCTATTGGCGACAATGGTATTGAAATAGTTTCAACGGCTATGTCATTTAATTACATTAAAAATAATAATTTGTTTTATAAGTTTTATAATCAAGTTAAAAATTATTTAGGTAGTTATTCTAGAAATTCTACTGGGGTGCATATTCATATTAGTAGAGATACACTCACTAAATTACAAATTCTTAGAATTATATCTTTTATTAATAATGAAATGAATTTTAATTATTTAGCTAGGATTGCAGGGCGAGAGTTTTTTAATAATCAATATTGTGAAACTATTTTTAAAAATAAAGATGTACTTAAATTAAATGAATATTTTAAAGACTTTAATAATTTAATTTATCAAGCTAAATATTCAGCAGTTAACTTATCTAAAAAAACTACAGTTGAATTGAGAATATTCAAAGGCAATATAAGATTTGATGTTTTAAATAGATACATAGAATTTACTGATTGTTTAATTAATTATGTAAAAAATACTAAAATTAGTTTAAATGATTATGTCTCTTTTATTGAGTTCGTAGATAAAAACAAAAACAATTACCCTTATCTTTATGCTTTCAATCAATTTGAGATTGTTAAAAATGGTCATAAAGTATCTAAGGGTTTAACGACTGGATATAGATTTTTGAAATTATTAGATAAAAGAAATATTACTTACAAGCCCCTAAAATTTGAGTTATTAGAAAACATTAAATTACCTAAGGTAAGAAAACCGAGACAAGCAAAATCCTAAAATCTGGGGGTACTAAGCCCCGTTAAATAAATTCTTTGATGCTCTAAGGTCTTTTAAATAAGATTTTTTTAATTAAAAATTACTTAAAATCTATTTAGAGTATCTATATCTAGTTTAAAACACAGGTCACAGCACTAGGTAGATTTAGGCACTTAACCCGTTTATGATAGTGAATAAACTTAGAAAAATTTACGGGTTAACTAAGGGCTTTCATACCCCCGTGAGTGTAGAAATAAGGTTAACCCGTTTTAATACCAATAAAATTAAAGTTAATTTCAGATGTTTTTTACTTTCTTGCTGTGTAGAAACCTACCCCCTGACCTGAATTAAATTTTATTTTTTATTTAGTTATTTAATTTAGTTTCAATTCGTGATATTGATTTGTTTAATATGTTGCTAACTAAAAATAACGATAAGAGACATTTAGCAGTTATAAAAATTAATGACTTTAGAGACAAATACTTTAAAGCCGTTAGTGCTAAATCAAGTTTCTTTACTGTTAATAATAAAATAGTAATAACTAAATTTGCTAAATTCTATTTAATGGAATTGGAAAGCAAGTTTAAAACTTTAAACTAAAATAAACAAAATGGAAAATTACTTTTTAGATGATTTGATTTTGTTTTTAGTGTTGGCTTTTAGTGTGTTTGTCTTATTCATTTTATTTTATGGGATAGATAAACTAATCACTAATCGCATAACTAAAAAGGCGAAACTGGATAATCATATATATTATTTAGTTGAGTTGAATAAAAATAAACATAAATCAGATTAAATAATTTTTTGGGGGGTGCTTAGGTAAGGCAAGGTCTTAACTTACCCCCTAGAAATCGTTTTAAATAAGAAATTTTTAGAGTAAGATGAATAAAAAAAGGTTTTTAGTAGAATTTGATGAAAGTTTAAAAACTTACAAACCCTTAGGAATACCAGTTCCAACAGTAAGGGTTGAGACCGATAATGATGATGATGACGGGTATCGTTATTGCCATAATTGCGAGAGTGATTATATTGAGGGAGAAGATTGTAATTGTGAGATTTAAATTAATGTTATGTGTATGCGATTGAAACCAGATACCAACGATTTGAGTTGTAATCATAGCCCAGATTTATTCTGTTTAATGTGTATAAATTCGGTTAATTTTGATTTGTATAAAAATGCTTATGAATTGTTAACCGATTATATCCAATTCCTACCAGATAAAGAAAAACTAGAATTACAATTAAAATTGGATAAGTTGTTTAATACCTAAAATAAAAAAAACAGATACGGGTTGTATCTCAATTAAGCCAATTAATTTTTAATCAATAATAATCAATAATAAATAAAAGATAGTTTATCTTTTTTAGTTATTTGTCTAAAACCCACAATCTAAGCGTGTTTTTTAAAATACAATTAAAAGTTGTACAACTGGGGGTTGAGGGGGGTTTTTGTGACCGTGAGCAATCGAGATACCCTTTCATATTTTTTTAAAAAAAGTATTTGACAACTACGCAAATCACCGTAAAATAGACATATAGGTCTATATTCACGGGTTAAATACCCATTCTCGTTACTGGTAATAGAGGTATTAGTATTAGTTGGTATTAGTCTCCAGCTGGTATACTACTGGTATACCTATTAGTATACTAGTTGTGTTAGGAACTAGTATAACACTTATAACTAACCTATATAACACTTATATAGGAACTAGTAGTAGTCTATTATTAGTCTAGTAGTAGTCTATTATTAGTATCTATTGGTGGTTAGTTATATCTTTATCCAATTATCCCTATTTGTCTTCCTACCTACAGCGTGTTCCATAAACCTATCTAGTTCAGCTTGTAGCTTCCTATCTTTGAAATCTTCTACTTGTCTTGTACTGTCTACCGACAGTTGCTCAATCCAGTAGGCTACCCCTATTGCCAAAGCATCTAGTCTATCGTCATTACGTAGACAACCACGATCTTTAGTGATTCTAGTTAATTGGTAGAACAGTTGGTAGTGTGGGTCGTTTGTATCAAAGTCAGCCCTAATAAGCTGTGGGCTAACAATTAGTCGGTGTTGGTTAAGTAATGGTTCTAAGGTATCTATTATTCTTAGTTCCTTTTGTTTAGAGTGACTAACTTCCTCAATAGTGACTGGGTGGTATTTATTAATTACTGGTTTAAGTAATTGTGTAAACATACCATCACCAAAGTTACTCTCAACAATAACCATATTAACTTCAGCATCTCTAGCCATCTTAGCTAGGGTTATTAGATTACCTTCACTATAACCACCTTGTAGTCCCTTACAAGTGTGTAAGTATAGGTTTCCATTTAGTTGTTTGATAATAGCAACACCTAGTTCATCACTTCCTCTACCACTAGGGTCAATAGCCATTACCGAACCTTTATAACCATCAAACTCTTGTGATACGAACATAGGTTTGTGGTACTTGTCTCCTGTAAATCCGACACTAGGTAAATCATCACAAACATATTCCTGAGAACCAGCCCAAGCTAATTGTACTGGTGCTACCTTATTGTCTATATCCATAACTACTAAATCAGACAATTTAAGGGGGAATCTTTCTTTGTCGGACAATGTAGTGTCCAACATAAACTGTAAAGCAAACCCAGAACGACCATAAGAGGCTTCTCTTTCCTTTAGGTCTGTATCAGTAAATCGTTTAGGGTCTATAGGCTCACCACCAGCTAGATTACTATTAATAACAAACGGGGCTAACCGATTACCATATTTAATAATCCTACTAGTTTCAGGCATACGTGCAGTCCAAATACGAACTTCATATCCACGAGTTGGTAACTCGTTATACAAACTCATATCTGACTGAGGTGTACCTAGAAATACAATCTTACCATTAGGAGATAATACGGCTTCAAATTCTTTTACGCTATCCGATAACTTGTCTCTCATTGTTTGTGTCAATGAGTTGTTTAAACTTTCGCAGTCATCTGAAATAATGAAATCAGCTCTAGAACCAGTTATCTGTCCAGTTATACCAACCGACTTAACGCTAGGTGCGTGAGATGCCCTAGACAAAGCGACATCAAAGGAAACATTACTGCCCCTTTGGTCTGCCTTTGGTGTAAGGTGTTTTAATATATCCATCTCACTAATTAATCTCTTAGTGAATGTACTAAAGTCATCGGCTCTGTTTTTAGAAGCAGATACTACCAAGAATTTTAAATCTGGGTTACGTAATAAGTTCCAACAAACAAATGCACTACATATCCAAGATTTACCTGCACCTCGAAATGCTTGTATGACACTTCTACGAGGAGCTTTCTGTAAGAAGTCGGCTATATCGTACTGGACTGGGGTAGGCTCAATATTGAGGTGTTTCCACACTAAATATAGGAAGTTCCTAAAGTCACGTGTTATATCACTCATAAATGCCCTCTATTTCCGATTTTAAGCCACGTATATGCGTGGTTTAGTTGTATTCCTTGTCCTGCACTATATCTTGTAAATCTTCAAGTTTAAAGGGCAATTCCTCGGCTAATTTGCCTATCGAGTTTCCTTGCTTTGGAATACAGTCTATATTGTTATCTTTTAGGAATTGACGGGCTACGTTTAGGTCAGCACTTTTAACTTCTGGGTCTCTAATTTTGTCTAGTAGAGTTTTAGCTAATAGTTCGTGTAAATCTTCTAGTGTTTTAACTTTATCGTTGTTTGACATTTTTAATAGTTCCTTTATTGTAAGATGCGTAGAATACTTGTCTTCCACGTTTAGCACCGTATTGCTTTTGCATAGCTTTTAATACTTTACGTCCTTTAGTGTTTAGTGGCATTTTTTACATTTACAGTTAGGTTTACATTTAGGTTTAACACATTTACAACTATTTAACAATGAACAAAATCCAGCCCAAAGTTTCCATACACAATAGTAGTTTTGTTTTACATTTTTAAATTTCATATCTTATTACCAATTACAATACATTCCATTGTTATAATTTCTTTTAATTGTATTTCTTTTTGGAATTGGAATTGTTTATGAATATCTACAGACATACTAGAATAATTTGTCTTAATAAATTCTTCACAAGATTTTTTATCTTTAAATAAAAGATTTGGATTATATACTGGTAACACTTCATCAAACCCATTAACAAACAAAGCTAACCAAATAATTAAATTATACATTATTTAATTACCCATTGTTTAGGTATGACCACTATTTCCCCGAACTCAATACTTCCATCGTCATCTAAAGAGTACGTAGAGAATGTTTTAATATAATCTTTTGTCTCCTCAAATATCCAACCACTAGTTACACAAGTAGCTGGTTTTAATTCTTTCATGTCTTCTTTAGTAGACCAACCAGTTCTAGACTTAGCATCAAACCAATGCAATTCTCCTTTAATTTTTTTATAAGGAAAATTGTTAGTCATATAGGTTATCTCTTTTTAAATTTGTTGCTTTTAGTTATTATTTTTTTAAATCTTACTATTCTTCTTTTTTGTTCTTGTTTCCAAAGAAGTTTAGTTAGAAAGTTATTTAATTTAATTAATAGAATATTAAACATAGTTATTATTATTATTCTATTATAGGTTTATCTCTTTTAATGTGCCCTAGAACTGTACCTTTATGTTCACCTTCTTTGATGACATAACCAGAAGTTCCATTACCATTAATCTCAACTTCTTTTCTACTTCTGAGTAAAGCATTATTTTTCTTTTCTATTTCTTTATTAGAAAAGTTTTTTAATATTAAATCTTTTAATCTCTCAATCATTATTTCTTATTGAATATATCCAATGTGGGTTTAAGCCCGTAAATTGCACCGAAGATACCTACTATTAACCATTGATACCAACTAGGGAATTTACCAAAGTAATCAAAGAATAAATCTAGTTTAGTTTTAATATTTGCATCATCACTAATGATTGCATAAGACAATACAATAATTGGAATACAAACTATAATTAATACAAACTCATCTTTCCAAGTTTTGTCTTGTTGGTCAGATACATCTCTTTGGTATTCAATCTCACCACGAGCCATACGTTCATAGTATCTACGTTCTGCTTCTGATTCTAATAGTTCAGATTGTTTATTATTTTTATAAATATCTGCACCTATTTTAAATACTGTAGGTATTATATTCCACCACATATATATTATTATCCTCTGTGTTGTACTCTGTATTTTCCTCTATTTAATTTCCTAGAAGTTACTCTTAGATTATCAGGCGAATTGTTTTGTGGATTGCTATCTCTGTGGTCTACATCTTTACCATCACCTTTAGCAACAACTCCACGTGCCATTAAATGTCTTCTAGCTCTATTTCTAGATGCTCTATCTAGTTTAGATTCAGTTGAAGACTGATATTTTTGATACTCTAATCTGTAATTCCTACGAGCCATTTTTTCCTAAAAAGTATTGCCATATTGTAAATATAGTTCCAATCATAGCTGCAATTCCTATTAAAACTTTTAAACCACCTTTAGACATAGCTATTTGTTGTTTTAATTCAACTATTTCGTCACCGTGTTTAGTTATATCAACGTGTATGTTTTCTATTTTAGTGTTCATATCTTTTAAGATATGGACTAAAAGATTACTGTTAAATTGATCTTTTTTATTAGTGATACGTCTTTTTTTAGTTTTCATATTAATTTTAATAGTCGGCTGTATCTAAACAAGTAACAACCGACTATACGTTTAATATTTAACTACTAGTCTTCGTCTTCGTCATCGAAATCCACATCATCATCTTCAAAATCTGTGTCTTCGAAGTCGTCTTGTTGATCGTCTACTTTGTCTTTTAACTCAGCCAGTTTATCTTCGATTTCCTCAATCAAATCCATAACTGACACTTCTTTTTTCTTCTTTGCCATAGTAGTCGCCTTTTAGTTATTGTTTGTTTATTTACTTTTTGTTATTTTGAAAAAACACTTCTACTGACTTTGACCAGTCTTTAAAAGCGTCCGCCCAAAATTTCTGAACTTGTCCTACATAACTTTCAACGGCTTTCTTAGCGTCTTCGTATGAAGGTATTTCGAATTTAGGTGTGAACATATTGTCTCCTTGTTGTTTATTTAAAAACTCTACTTCTTCAAATGTGTATGGTGTCATAATTATTTTTTAGGAAAACCAGCTTTC